GCTGCAGTACTACCTGTTGTATAGTTGTAAATGTAAGTTCCAGTCCATCCATATAATAGCGCTCCATTAGAGCTAAATCTAGTATCTGTAGTGTGACTCGAATTTCCTTGCCAAGTAAAAGAAGTTCCAGAACTTAAAGATGATAAATCATAGCCCGGAGACATAGTAAAATACTTACTGGTCGTACTACCAAAAGCATCAGAGGCTATCACTAAAGTACCATCAGGGGAAATAGTAACAGCTTGTGTTCGAGATATAAGAGTGCTTGAAGTTGTTCCACTTAGAGATGCAGTTGTAATATCCCACGCGACCGACATGGTAAATTCTCTTAGCACAGCACTTCCAGTAATACCATCTTGAACTTGATATCCAGTTAGCCCATTCGGTTGAATAAACAAACTAGCCATAGTATTCACAAAAATAGCAGAAGAAGCACCATGATAGGATGCAGTACTAAGATCATACGCAGTAGACATCTTCCATTGGTAAATTATATTGTTTTGATAATCTCCAAAATATAAATCATATCCAGAATTAGTTATGTGTAAAGGGCAATAGTGAGCAATAGTACCTGAAACTCTACTAGACATATCTAAGGTATTTGCAGGAGTAGTATTTAGGGTACTTAAATCGTGTGGTGTACTCATAGTATATTGATAGACAGTTTTTGCATATCCGACTTGAGTTGTATTAGATACCATATATACATGGTTACCAGTGGGATCAAATTCTACCACCTGCCAAGAACCACCACTACCTTGGGCTGTAATACTTGGAGAAGTAGAATTAAGATTAACAGTACTCGACATTTGATAACCGACTACTGTAGGATTACTACTCGTAAAAGTACCATCACCAGTCGCACTAGGAGTTAATGTTAAACTAGCATAGGTTGAATAGGGTTTTTCATCATAAAAGTCATAATTTGTGGCATTAGCATTAACGTCCCACCGACCTTTACTGCTAAATCCTGCTTGAGGAACCTCTTTAAACACAGATACAATCGGGCTAACAGCATTGATACTATCAGTTAAATTAAATCCAACAACCTGATTAGAATCAAAAGATTGAGTAAGAACATTATTGGATACAATATTTTTTGTATTAACGCTAATAACACCAGTATCACTTATAGCAGATGTTTTAGTTTCTACTGCAGCAATTTGTGTTGGAGTAGCAGTAGGGTTTTCAACCATGTCACTCATAACAGGGTTACTAACCATTGCTTCTGCTAATTTAAACGCTTTACTTGGCATTAATATTCTCCAAAATTTCTATATTATTCACTGTCTTTTTTTGCATCAAGATATGCCGCTATAGCCATATCTCTACGTTCTTTTGCATTCTTACCTTTAAACTGTGGTGCATCAGATTGTTTAAAATCATCTATCCATGCACCCATACCATCTGCCACTTCAAGCTTTTCATTTTGTGGTTTCTTTTTAAATGTATTAAGACCTTGGCTACCACCCGAACCAATGCGTTCAGCTTTATTACTTTGCGTTGTTGCAATTCGTTTCATTGCACCTTCGCCCGATAATCTTTTCTTTTCTTTTTCATAATCAGATTTACTAAGTTTCATAAATCCGGTATCTATTGCTTTTTTATTAGCATCTGCTCTTTTCTGCAAAGGATTAGTGGTTTCAACCTGTTCTTTTTTATTTTTTGCTATTGTAGTCGGCTTAAGTTTTCCATATCGATCACGATCTTTTTTCTCTTTATCCATTCTCATTTTCTGCAAAGGAGACATCATTCTTTTAGCTTGGCCCTGTGGTTCATTATAGGCTTCTTTTTTAATTAAATCTTTTGGATCTTTCCCTTTAACCTTTGCATCAATGTAAGATTTTGCAAGACCAAGAGATGCTACAGTACCAAGAGTTTTAACCTTACCTTTATTCAAATGTCTAATAACATGCTGTCCAGCTCCGGGCTTGGAAAGCACAACATAATGCCCACCTGCTGGATGTGGTTTCTTATGTGTAATTTTCATACCAGCAGTTTTTGGTTCAAACTTTTCGTCTAGTTCAACTTCTTCAAGTTTTACCGATTCATTTGGATTTTCATCACCAGGTTCTTCTCCAGTATCTTTTGCAAGCATATAATCTCTTACAGAATCAAGATAATCCATTGCCTTAGTAATTTTATTTTGACACCACTCAGGCATATTCTCATCGTCTTCTAGCATATCGTGCAGTTCTTCAGCAGCGTCTGAGATAGTGACAAGCTGGGTCTTAGCCATATCACCTTCATAATCATACTCCCCTGCATCAACATCTTCAAACATATAAAGATCATAAAGAAGTTCGGTATCTTCTTTCATAAGACTTTTTATTTTAGCTGCATTATAATCATGTTTAATCATAAGATTATTTATAGCAGCCATAGAAAGAAATGGTATATCTTTAGCAGCTAGTTGCTCTAACTCATCTTTACCAAATTTTGCTACCATAGTAGAAAGTTTAATAGCATCCGTAGGTTGGATTCTCTTACCTTTCATACCAGACCAATGTTTAGCCAGTCTATCTAATTGATTTGCTGCTAATTTTTCTTCTATAGATTTCATTTTGACCCTCTTACTTTTGCAGCCAGATCTTTGTCTGCCTTGCCCCATGTTCCTGATGATTTAGTTACGAATGAATTAACTCTTGCAAAACCCCACTGCTCTGGTGTAGTACCAGGTCTGTGTCCAGTTTTCCAAGCAGCAACACCACGATTATAAACCTGTCTTAATATACCAAGAGGCATGCCAGATTTTTCGGCCTTCTTCTTAAGACCTGCTGTTGCATCTTCGTTTATATAAGCTTTAAATTTAATCATTATACATATTCCTATTTTCCATGTGAGATGGCATGATCGTCGTGCCAGGTATACGGGTGTTCTTGACTATGAACTTTGAAGTGATGTAGAGTATATCCGTCTTTTGTTTTATGAGATTTAATATGTTTTAATTTAGTGCCTGCTGGAATTATTGTTTCTTTTTCAGGATCATTATGTGTCATAGAACCTTTTCCATCTACATGAACAGCTTTAGTTTTCTTACTAGCATGAATTGCAACAACATGTCCACTTCCAAAGTTTATTGCTGATTTATGATCGTGCGAGGTAGACATATGGGCTGGGCTATGAATTGTACCATCTTTAGAATTCATAGCAGCTTTACCAAAGTCATGAGCCGAACCGTGATACAAAGTTATTTTCTTTTTAAGAGGTTTAGAATGCTTAAGAATTGAATGATGAACATGAGCTTCACTATTATGAATGTCTTGCCGTTCTTTACGATTGGGGGTTCTTAGCAGAAAATCGTCCTTATGAACATGCTTTTTATTTTTTTCTTTGTGCTCATCTGCATGCTTTTTACCATACCGATGGCCCAGTGAGGATTTGTGATTATCTATTAAATGCTCATTGATTTCTGTAGAGTTACGTTTAAAATGATCGAAAGCTTTTCTTTCATGAGGATCTTTATGAGCGTCAGCAGAATGAGATGATAAATGTTCGCTGTGATCTTCTTTATTATGACCAGCAGCGTGCTCGGCTAAAGATTTTTCATGATCTGCTTTAACACCAAAAGCTTTTTTAACTTTTTTTATTATAGATTCATTAGTATCTTTTTTCTTTTCTTTTTCTTTTTTTCTTTCAAATGAAGTATCATGAGCAATAAAAACGTTTCCATTTTTATCTTTATCAAACCCAGATGTAGCTTTATCTTCTTGTTCTGCTATATACTGTTTAAAAGTTATCATTTTGTTGACCTATTTTTTGCTCTTGCTCTTGCTAATCTAGCTCGATCTAACATTCTATCATGCTTAAGTTTATCAGTTTCTTTTTCTCTATCAATCTTAGCTTGTGCAATTTTAATTGCATCTTCGCCATACATCTGTTTAAACTTTAAAGTGTGTTTACTCGGTTTTGTTTTTGCTGTAGCATCGCCTGGTGCTGGTTTATAAGCACTTCTATCGTCGTCTGCTTTTTTACCATGTTTAGAAAAATGTCTTGCTCTTGCAAGTTTAGTAGCTTTTGTTTTGATACCAGCATAATAACCTTTTGGTTGTATCCCTGGTCTATCTTTAATATCTGGATCTTCCGCTTCAGAAGTCTGCCCTGGAGTTATAGACCTTGCTTTCTTATTAGAAGCATCAGTTCCCCAATCCGGTCTATCATCATACATAGAATCTTTACTCTTAGCTTGATACATTTTAACAGAGTCTAACCATTTTCTCATTGCAGAACCGTCTTCTTTTTCAACTATAAGATAATTGGACCCTTTATAAATTACAATGCCTTTTTCACCGGACTCTTTAACCTCAACCATATCGCCTTCATTAAAAAGTTCACCATTTATATACTTTTCTCTTATATCAGAAATAGGTTCTAGTTGAATAGAATTTCTAAATTCTGTTTCTTCTTTTAATCCCATACCTTTTCTAATATCATTAAAAAGTTTCTTTGCGTCAGTATTAGACATTTTATCAGGTAAACCTTGAGAAAACGAAGTAAAGTTATTATCTGAAGCATAACCTCTTTGCTTGGTACCAGAAGCACCTTTAGCACCTTTGGCATCAGGGTCTCTTTGTCCTGCTGATACCATTTGAATTCCATCTGGGAAATTATAAAATCCATGTTTTCCCTTTTTACCATTATAATTATTCAGTCTCACTTTATATTCATCTAAACGATCTGAACCAGCAATCATAACAATCTTTCTATACCCACGATCATATAAATCAGTTAAAGCATCAAAAGGAGTTTTTACTTTCTTATTAACAAGAACTTGTCTGGCATGTTTTGGAAACATTTTACGGATATACTTAACCTTACTAGTATATTCTAAAGGATTGTCTTTTTTATCATTAGATTGTGATAGATAAAGAAAATAAGGATTACGTCCGGCAGAGGAAGATAATTTATCCATAAGTTTTCCATGACCAATAGTAGGCGGATTCATTCTACCGAAGGCAAAATAAGCAACCTTTTCTTCTTCTACTAAAAACTGAGAAAATGAATTAATCATTCAGAAGATCCGCCTCTTTTTCTTTGCATTTCTGCTTTACGAATCAATGGAAACATTTTCTTAGCCAAACGATCAATACGTGTTTTCATTTCAGGCTTATCAAGTCTTTTCTCAATTTCAGCCTTACGTGCTATAGTTAATTCTCCACGTGGAATATCTTTTGTTATTTTTAGTAAGATTTTATTACGAGCAGCTCTTCTTGCTCTTTTTTGAAGAACCTCTTTACTCGCTACACGTCGAGCAGCTCTTTTTTTACCAAGAGCAATCTTGGCACGATTTCTTTTAAAATCTCGGGCTTTCTTTAATCTTTGGGCCATAGACAAAGCTTCATCCGGAGACTCGTCTACACCGCCGTCTAATCCAGTTCTTCTTTTTCTATGTCTTCTATATTTGATTTCATCAGGCTCACCGGGAGCGTAATCTACAGTAATTAAATCTTTAAATTTTAACATCAGTTTCTTCCTGGTTTATCCCATCCCTTTAAAATATTTGGCGAAAAGTTGTTGTATGAAAATTCCATTCTATCAACAATCTTTACCGCATCACCACCAAGTCTATCAATTGCTACATAACCTTCGTGACCTGTCGTCTTAAATCCCTTTGTAGTCTGTACAAATGTATCGATCTTTTTAATATTATTAAGTATATTTATAAGTTTTAATTTTACTAAAACAATTAGTTTCTGTAATTCAAAGACCTTTATTAAGTTTTGTTTATTAGATGCCGAGAAAAATTTTAAGATTTCCTCTCTCTTTTTAACTTGCGCATCTTTACCGCGTTCTGACTTGCGTTTGAGGATTTCTTTTTCGTATTTGTCATTGATCCACTTGACGAGCCCGTCGGCATGTCTTCGAGTGTCTTTAATAATTTCGCCTTTCCTGACAAAGGAGTTGTTGTAGGTTTCGATTGTCTGCGAAAGTTCGTCGTTGGACTCAATTTCTTTAAGGGTGCTACTAGATATTTGGTTAAAGAGTTTCCCAATTTCCGAAAGACGTTCATTTACTTCCTCCGTATCCTTTTTTGACATTGTTACTTTAGTCATATCTCTTAACATTGCATCTTGAGACCAGACAGATTTTGATTTTTTAAACTTTGATATATCTACACCATAGCTTGCTTTCATCGTTTCAAAAGACGAGCCAGTGTATGTAGTATGCCAGACGATTCCAATTTTTGCCGATCTGATTTCTTTGGCTGCTGCAGTTCCTTCTGGGACCGCATAAATAATTGTATTAGGGTGAAAAGTGACATACTTTTTTCCATCTATAGTTTGACTGGACAAATCGTTGTTGCTGAATAAAAAATCTCCTTGGACAACACCTTTGATTCCAAGTGAAGGCAGATATTTAAGTGCGTCTTTGAGCTTATCAGCAAGATCACCAGAAGTATCAGCATCGACGTCAGCTGTAGATTTGTAGACCTTAGGGTTTTTGTTGAATATGCCTTTTTTGGCAACGAAAAATTTATTATCGCTCGGATCAATACCAGCAAAAACAGCAGGAGCGCCATCCCATTTAACACTTACATTTCCTTTCTTAGTCCCGCCAAGCATATCTCTTAAATCTCTAAGAGCAAAGATTGCTTCACGTGTGCCTTTTACACCACCATAGATTACCCTATCTTCGATATGAGTCATGTGTGTATTTTTTTGTTCAGTTATAGTTTGCTTAAAACTTATCATTTCATCGACTTCTTTATTGTTGCTAATGCTCTTTTGCCATCTGGATGATTTGGATTTATACTTACTTCATCACCGTTCATAAAATCAGATATACTTGCAGACTTTCCAAGCGCAGTGATTGCCTTATGTAATGGATCCTTTGGATCATACTTTGTTTCAAAACCAGGCTTGCCTCTTAGTTCAACCCACTTCTTATCGCCTTTATTCCACATCTTCATAACATCCATATTTTTATTACGGATGAGTTTTAGTTTGACTCCTTCGGATATGAAACTCTTAAATTTTAACATTAGTTATCCACCAAATAGCCTTGAAAAATACCAGATACTTGAACATTTGATGTTCCCACCATCTTTGCGGTCATAACAATATCGGATTTCTGAGTTATAACTAAAGGAATATTATAATTATCATTAATTGTTTCAATTGTATGTTTTTGTAGTTGCGTTCTAAACACACCACCAAATGGTCTTATTTTTATTTTAAATATTGAGTGATCGGTGGCCTGACCATTGCCTGGGGTAGCACCGGACGATAGAGTAGTATTTGTTAAATATAAAGTCTTACCCGCAGGAACAGTGTAGATACTCATTAGTGTTTGATTGGCATCCACAGGAATCTGTGCCATGATAGTACCACCTGCTGTTTGTCTAATAGAGATAGTGCCTGCCGCAGTTCCACCTGTGCCTGCTGTTAATACAGCTGCTCTAAATACTCTTCGATATTGATTAGATGTTGTAACATTATTTGCGCCATTTAGGTTCACCGTCTCACTTGCTAATTCCCAATTTTCGTCCAGACCTTCAACTATTACTTGCCATGCTCCAGTACCAGATGAATTCACGTCATTGCTAGAAGATGAATTAACTATTCTAGTTGAGGCACCAGTTGCAAATGAATACGTTCCTCCGACTGACCAAATATCTTCTTCTGTTTCATTTACATCTGGATTTACACCAAACTTATAAAGACCTACCGTTCCAGATATATTACCTTTTGCAACTTGAAGTTCATAATTCTCGCCAATTTGAGCGGATACTATAGCATCAACAGGGAATCTATTGTTTGTGGTAACTACACTACCGTCTTTGAGCGTTATCACACTTGTTTCAGCGAGTCCTTCACCGTTGTCATATGCTTCGTTTGCCGTGTTATAAACTGCCATTTATCTTACCTCCTGCCATTTATCTTACCTCGATCCAACCAAATGATGCATAAACATCTTTGTTTGCACTGCCAGTTGCGGCCGCTATTGTTATGATTTCTGATGTTGTACCCATGCTCTCCCTACCCAACTGAAATGCTGACTTTGTGTCGAGTGGCAGTTTAGCGCCCTGACCATTGGGATCAATGTAACCCGCATCTATGACAAAATCGCCCTCTGTAACTGCTGTGGCATTGGTGTTGTATTCAATGTGCGTGTCGGCGTATGTGTTCCAAGTGGTTGCCCCAGTTAGAACAGGATTCAACAACACTTTATAGAATAATGGCGAATTGTCAAGAGCGGCCGCTTGAAAGTGTTGAGGCAACACAATGCCTTTGATGCGATCCGTTCTCAATCTAATGCTCAGTATCGGATAGAATGTTTCTGCGGCTGTGCAGTTTATGCCAGTGATTGGTGTTGTGACTGTGTTCTTAACACCAAGTGGAACTTGTCCTGCTTCTGATAGTGTGGCATAACTTGAAATCTCCATGGTGTGTGTGCCAGCGGCACCTGTTGTGTTGTGTATGTCCCATTTGATTGGCAAGAAAGGTGTATTGGTAATAACAGTATCTTGACTGTTGTTAAATTCAAATTGATGGATAGGATGCGTATAGTTGCCAATGATGAATTTTAATTCAGCGTGTCCAGTAAACCAGTTGTATTCAATAACAAGTGTTTGGAACTTTGTAAAGTCTAAAGTTATACCGCTACTACCAGTGCCGTCCAGTTTATCTCCATTCCAGTTTGCTCTTGCAATCCTTGTTTCGCTAACACCGCCTGATGTTGTTTTACGCAACACAACATTATATGTTGTTCCGTCATCTTCTAAATAAATTCCAGATGTTTCATCTAATATACCAAGACGTTTTACAATACCTGTCTGTTGAGCATTCAACTTGAAATGCATTATAACTTCGTTCTCGCGTCCAGGAATGTACGGAAGTACTCTCTTTGTTTGTCTTTCAATTCTATCGCCGGTGGTGGTTCCAACACTCATTACAAGAGTTGCTTCGTGTGTATCAAGTGTTGAACTTGCGGTGCCAGTAACTTCTTCGTCCCAGATCAGTGGGTCTTTTGTGTATTGAAATGTATTAAACTCGGTGATTTCATAGTTACTTACTTTACGCCTGTTGGTTGATGTGTGCTGTACTGTGTCATCATCTACTGTTATAACCGTTTTGCCAAACGGATTAATAGTTGATCCAATAACTGGTATTGGATTGCCAGTATCATTATTAATTTCAACAGATGATCCAACGTTTACTGTTACATTTTCAAGAGAAACCAAACTACCTGAATCAAGTGATACAGTACCAGTTACATTAGCATTAATAGTTTCTAATGCTGCAAGAGATGCGGCATCTAGCGCAACCGTACCATCTACTGTTTGTGATGATGGAAATGTAACAGTTGCAGTAATATTTTCTAAAGCATCTCTTGAAGAAGAATCTAAGGACACACTTTGAGTTGTAGGAAAGTTACTTACAGAAACAGAACCATCTACTGTTAAAATGTTACCGCCGTCTTGAACAGTAACCGTACCAGATATAGGTTGAGTTGCTTGGAAAAAAGTTCCAGTAACTGCAACTGGATTAGTAATAGTATCGACTGTGGTAGTTTCTAATGCTGCAAGAGATGCGGCATCTAGTGCAATAGTTCCGTCAACTGTTTGAGTTGAAGGAAAGTTATTAATTGCAACCGTACCATCGACAGTAATTGAAGAATCATTATCGGTAATAGCTACAGGTTGATTTACCGAAACAGTTCCATCAACTGTTATACTATTACCACCATCTTGAATAGTTACAGGATTTGTTATAGCGTCTACAGTAATAGTTTCAAGAGCCGCTAATGAAGCAGTATCTAATGCAACTGTGCCATCTACTGTCTGAGTTGATGGAAAGTTATTAATTGCTACGGTACCATCAACAGTAATTGAAGAATCATTATCAGTAATAGCTACAGGTTGGTTTACTGAAACCGTACCAGAAATAGGTTGAGTTGCTTGGAAAAAAGTTCCAGTTACTGCAACAGGATTAGTAATTGTATCTACCGTAATTGTTTCAAGAGCGGCAAGAGATGCAGTATCTAATGCAACCGTACCATCTACTGTTTGAGTTGAAGGAAACGTAACATTTACTGTGGTATTTTCAAGTGCAGCTTTTGTATCAGAATCTAAAGCAACTGTTCCAGATACCGGAATAGGATTACCCGTATCATTATTAATTTCAACAGAAGAACCAACATTTACTGTAACATTTTCTAGTGAAACCAGACTACCCGAATCTAAAGAAACAGACCCTGTAACATTAGCATTTACTGTTTCTAAAGCCGCTAAACTAGCAGCGTCAAGAGTAACAGTACCTGCAACTGTTTGAGTTGCTGGAAAATTAGATATTGTAGCTGTTACGGATTGCAATGCTGTAATATTTGTACTATCTAAGAACATAGTTCCATCAACTGTTTGAACAGATGGGAAGTTATTAATATCCACTGTAGTATTTTCTAATGCAGCTAAAGATGAGGCATCTAATGCGACCGTACCATCTACTGTTTGAGTTACTGGGAAGTTTGAAACTGCAATATCACCTCCGGTATTAGTTACAGTACCGGTGATTGGAATAGGATTACCAGAATCATTTTTAATTTCTTGGTTATTGATAAAAAGATAACTCATATGATTCTCCATCCGTTTCTATAAATGAGTGATATTGATCCGTTATTTATTTGAAGCGTAAATCCGCCAGCATCATTGTCTACATTACCAGAGACAACAATCGGATTTGTACTAGCAGATCCGGATTCATCTTTTATAACTAGCATCTCTCCATTGCTTATTCCTACAGGAAGTGTAATAGTACAAGATCCAGAATAGTTTACTCCAATATAGTGATCTTCATCTGTTGCTATGTATGTCGAAGTTGTAACAAGAGTTGTATTATAAGTATGTGTTGCTATTTGAGCAGAAGATGTTACTGAACTAAAAACAAATTTACCAGAGACTGCATCATATTTTAAATATTTATTATCCGCTATTGAAGAACGGTCTACATCATCTAATTTTCTTAGCTTAGTTTCACCACCTCCGCCGATTGTGGACATTTGGTGCTGCACTCTTTGAATAAATGTTTTATAGTGTTTTGCTAAATCTTCGTGTGTTACAAAATCTTGATTAAGTGGTGTTAGTGGATCGTCGTTATTTTCTTCTGTATCGCCACCAAATAGACCAAGCTGAGCTTCACTTACGCTTCTTTTATGAGATTGAGCTTCACTTAACTTTTTAAAATTAGAAAGTAGATCCTCATTTAATGCGTTTTCATTTATATTTTCAACTTTCTCGGTTAACTCTACTTCTAAAGCTTTACCTTTTAAATCATCTTCTAATTCATTTATATTTTCAACTTTCTCGGTTAACTCTACTTCTAAAGCTTTACCTTTTAAATCATCTTCTAATCTTTTTTCATCATAGTTAATATTCTGATTTTTTTCTTCAGAAATAAGTTTAAAGAAATCGGAAAATGTAGGCTCATTAGCCTTTTCTTCAGCTATTCTTATTTTCTCTGCTTCAGCTTTTTCTTTTTCAAGAGCCAGCTCTTTAAAAAAATCGCTTAATGAGGGTTCATTTGACATTAGATTTCCAACTAATTATATTTTACCATACTATTTATATAAAAAAATGGAGGTGAAACACACCTCCATATAAGTTATGCCAAAAAAACAAAAGGAAATTTTATCTTCGATAGATGTATGCATCCATTTTATCTGCGACACTAAGAGGAAGACACATATTATATTTAGGATTACCCAGTCTGGATCCACGACCTTGACATTTAACATAGAATTGGTAATCTTTACCTGCAATTCTTAAATCTTTATTTAAGTTGGATACAATTTTTCTTACAGTATCTAACTGTTCCATATCATCTTTATTTTCTTTAGAAAATGTTCCGATATAAGAATCTGTCCTAGAAGAATTAACTGCAATACCCATTAGCTCATCTTTCCTGAACGAATCATTGAAAACCCAGAAGCAAACATTGTTTGGTGAACAGCACGAGACTGTTCTTCTGTTAATCCTTCATACCGTTCTTTTTCGCCGGTATTCCAATTCCAAATTCCTTCTACATACCACATCATTTAACTCCTTCTATAATAGCTGTAAATAAAATTAAAAGTACAAAGAAAATTGCACAACCAACTGCAGTACCCATTATGCATACTCCTTATATTCTACCACTTTAGCAAGGTCTTCGACAAGCTGTTTACCATACTTAGTAAATAATATGCCTTGCTCCCAAACAAAATGTTCTACATCTTGGATGTGATAAAAAGTTTCACAACCTGTAATCCAACGTAAAGCATCCCAGTAATCGTGAGCACCCCAGGTCTGGGCTTGATGAATACGCTCTTTAAATTCATCAACTTTTATTTCTTCAATCTTTTTTTCACGAGCAGTATTCTCCTCAAGCTGATCACAAAGAGCGTTCCATAGCTCTTGTTTTTGGCGAGGAGTACGATCATTCCACTCATCCATTAGAACACCACGAGGACGAAATCCATAAACATCTTTATGAAGGTCTGAGAAACAATCATCTGAGTAAGTAAATTCCATTTTTATATCCTTCCGATTCTCTTTACATAACTAATATAGTATATTTTAGGGATCTTGTAAACCCCTAAAATGCATTTTTATGCAACTTCTTTAAAGCCAAAGTTTGCTACAACGTGACGGTTACCATCTTCATCTTCGATAAGATCACCAACTGAGATAGAAGCCATCCGACCCAAACGAGTAATCTGAGTTTCAGGTCCAATGTTACCAACTTGAAAAACTTCATCTAAACAAGTAGCTTCAATAAAAGAAACCGCAGTGTAAAAATTTTCATACAGAGCTTTTTCAACAAGATCCACCATTTTCTCTCCACGGAAGTCCATAGCCATATTATCACGAATTTCACGCTTCATGCTTTTAGTACCAGCATTGATTCCAGCGATTTCATCTTCTGTGTAGCGGATTTGGTAAACTGTGTATTTCATTTTCTTATCTCCGATTCTATTTACTCTTACAACATATACTATTATGCATAGTTTGTAAACCCCTAAAATGCATTTTTATGCACTTTTTTTCTCTGTATCTTTTATGTTACAGTGATTAAAAAGTAAGCAAAATATAAATTATTACATTGCTAAATAAAATCATGACCGAGTATACAAGTATATACCGTCATACTTTTCCAAAAACAATATAGGAGATATTAGATGGAAATCCTTAATAAAGTAAAATCATGGGCTGGAGCTTTAGCTGAAGCAGGTGTAAGCCTAATCGGACTAGGCATCGTCCTTGAAATCCTTTTCGACGGGATGAATATTCCATTTTGGCCAGACGTCAACGTTACAGCAAACATTCTCGGATTGCTAGGTAACTTTAGTGAACAGGGTCTGGTAGGTTTAGTTGCTTTAGCCATTTTGTGGCATATTTGGAATAAAAAATAATTAGCCAGTGAAAATACGGGAAATAAAAAAGGGGGGCATAAAGCCCCCCTTAGCGTTTATGTAAACTGATTTATTGTGGATTAATTACATAGTGAATTAGTAAAACAAGAGCAACTGATGCACCAAGCCCTACCATCATCTTACCAAAATCTTTTGCGACCAATGGAAAAACTGATTTGGTTTTCTTTTTACCTGTAAACTGTGCCATAGCTAATTCTCGTCCAGCAAGTAATCCGACAAAGACCCAGGTTGTACTCATAGGAATATCATTTAGTTCTTTAAAGAAATATAAACACAACCAATAGAATAAATCAATTAGTGTTGCCGATCGCACATAGCGTGTGTTATGTTTTTCTAAAACAATCTGCTGTATTTTTCCCCCACGTTCTCTAAACATAAAGAATAACCCAGCAACAAATACTATAGATATTAATATCATTAAATCCATAGGAACCTGGCGTGGTAAGAATACCGCAATATTTGCCATATCGTGTGAAAGCCAAGTCCACCATAACCCACCAGTAGCAAACCACTGAGCAATTCTCCAATAATCTTTATTGCCTTCATTTACAGGTTTTGTTTCATCAAACCACGTGCTGATTAACCACCAGATGCCGTAGGCAAATAAAGCTGCAACACCATACCCCATAATAGATTTCATCAACATTTTTTCTAATACAAATGTTGATGCAAATACAGACAAGACTAAAAATGAAGTTGAGACTGGTACACCAACTCTTGTTAATGCCACAAGAATTGCAGGTGCTAATGCATGATACCATTGCACTTCTTGCCATGGAATTTTATTTAGACGACCATATGATATATCTCCACCATTAACTGACCAGCCATACCATAGTGTAGCCAATAGAACAGCAGATGCTGCAATCCATAATGTTTTATAGTTAAATCTCTCATTATTTGATGCCATCCATGTACCGAGAGTTTGTACTGAATCGTTTGCTATAACTGCATAGGCAGCAAGCAGGAAGCCGATAAGACTCCACATTGTAAGCAGTTCCATTTAATTTCTCCTTTGCTTGATGGCTTTACACCATCGCTCACAGTAAAAAAGGCAATGCTTTACCCATTGCCTCAAAATTATTTATTAAGGATTTAAAAAGTTTGTGTAACAGCTATGTAAAACTTAGCCGGTTTCCATCATTTCTTTTAGTTTTTCATAAGATTCTTTATTTCTAGCAGTAAAGGATACCGTTATTTTAGTATCCTTTACTTCCAAAACCTTACACGTTAAATTGTTTTCTTGTAACATATGTGCAAAATCTCTAAGTTTTAAATGACTTGATATGTCCTTTACAACTTCGTACATTCAAGCCTCCCGTATAGTTCCCGATAAGCTTTATTTATAGTAACTAGTGCCTTAGGAGGCACTAGCATATTGTACGGCTGATTCTGCAGCTTTTACTTTACGTGTTTGGTTATATCCAAACCACTGATTATAAAGACGATTTTCTGCATTCCGTCCTTGCTGGTGATCAGTGTAATATGTTACTGAGTTAAATGCTTGCCACCAAGTACCTGCACCAAGTTCTGCACCTGGTTGTGATTCTAGTGCATCAAAGCACATTTTAGCACCACGGGAAAGGTCTTCATATGAAGTAATAACTTTTTCTTTCCCTTCAGTAGTGCTATGTGGAGCAATATCATTATAGAAGTTAAGAAGGTCTTCAACTTTAAAACGCTTAGAGCCTAAGAACTGAGCCATTTCTTTATACTTCTCAAATTTCTCATGAGCAATACCAAGCTGTTCTTTTACCATTTCTGGGTTGAAGACCGACCGGTGGCCAACTTTTACAGACTTATCAGCTTTCTGGCTAAGGCTTAATGTAAGAGTATTATTGCAGACAACACGAATCGGTGTAAACCGAACATCGATTGCTTTTCCATACTGGTGTGGATTTGAGAAAAGCATGTATGAATCAACTTGATCTTCCTTGCCGAATACATCAAATGATTCTTTTACTTTAGCCAAAGCCCATACAATCTGTCCATTCTTTAATGAACCAGCTGTATGCATTTCCATATCTCCAGCCATTACATAATCTGAAAAGAAATTAAACGCTTCAGAGTTTTGTACTGGATTCCAATTTTCTCCGACATTTGTAAGAATAGTGTTATC